GACATTATCTACTGTTCACTAACATTCTCTTCCTTCCAAAAATCCCCCAACCCATCATCCTCGAAGTCAAAAGATGATTGGTACATAGCATCAGTTAATGCGTCATACATATTAGTTGTCCCCTCTTGCTCTCTCACCTCGTCTCGTAGCATATCTAAAACATCCTCTGTTAATGTGTGTTTAAGTTTAAGTAATGCTCCCATCTCTATTTGTCGCACTCCCTCAATACTCATATCTAATGCGTAAGCTACTTCTTCTAATGTCATTCTTCTACCCTCGATAATGCTGGATTGACACGAACAGGAAAGCTCTCATGACATCCAGATAGTTTATTTTTTGTAAGACATAGCATGCGCAGATCTTGCTGCTCATAACTACTATCCATACCCATACCAATCATTACATCCATCTGTCCCTGCACTCCTACGTTAGAATAATACAGATGATTCTTCTCTAGAATATTCCTACCATAAGCATCATCTGATGCTTGGTGTAAGATGATGGATACAACACCATACTTCTTAGCCATTGCTCTTAAGCCACAAGCTAATATTTCATTCTTCTCCACCTTACTAGAGCTACGGCACTCCATGTTAGCCATCTGATCAATAAACACCACCTCAGGGCTATACCTCTCTGTTAATGTTCGTACCTCTCTTAAACTTCCTGGAGTCATCTCCTTGAATATTAGATTGTCATAGCCATTAGCTCTGGCTAATTGTGTAGCACCTCTGGGATCTGTTCTAATCTCCTCCTTAGCCATCCCTGAGAGGTTGCTAAAGACACGCAGAAGCATACTCCTACTTGGGTCTTCGTTACCACAATACAACACCCTCCTACCCTCTCTAAGGAAGCCACAGGCTATGTTCAGTGCTAATAAACTCTTCCCCACTTCTGTGGGGGCATAGATAACAGCCTGATGTCCGGGACTAAACCCACCATCCAGCCTGTCATTTAAGCTTGGTGGGTGTACACGTATTAGATTTTCTGCTGAGGATGCTGCTAGAATGTCATCAATGTCTGTACCGATAAACACTGTCTCCTCTTCATGCTCCTCCAAGCCATCAACAGCAACCAACTTCTCCATCAGATCTGAATAATCTTCTCCTGCTAACAGCTTGTCAGCTAAGGCATGCTCCAACGCCTCGCGCTTCAAATCAACATACTCTGCAACAGCGTTAGCAACGCTAACATCTTCCAGATTGTCTATAACAGCATTGATAATACCTGATGCTTTAGGGAATTTACGTGCAATAATATCCTTTATTGTATCCCTGTCTACATAGCCCACATTTCCGTCATTGTCATAAAACCCATCAATCTCTTGTACTAATAACCACCCCTGTTCACTAAAATCATACTCCTCTCTAATCCCTACGATGCTATTATACGCTTCCCTGCTGGTCATAATAGCTGACAATATCCTCTGTTCTCTGTTTATGATATCTCTCCTCGAAATGTCTCCAATTCTGATGTATTGACAGGATAGCCATTACAATTCTCTACACACACATTGATGTAATCCTTGTCCTGCACACACCCACTCTTCATGATAAGATTGCCATGTGTGTGGCCATGTACATTCTTCCTCCCTCTAAGCTCGTGTGGGTGTATAGGAGCATGACTAAACCAATACCCTTGCCCATGGTAGCGCTTATGTATGATACCTTGTATGCTGTCAAAATACTTCATGTACACACCATCTTGGAATGTGTCGTGATTACCTCTCACAAGTATTTTACGTGCAGGTATTTCATTCAACAACTCTAGCTGCTTAACCTCCATAGCTACATCCCCAAGGATGTACAACACATCTCTCTTACTTCTGCACACAGAGCGTATACGCTCAATTAGAACGTGATCATGCTCTAATACAGTGTCAGCCCAAGCTCTGTATCTCCCTGCAAACTCCAGAATATTCTCATGCCCTAGGTGTAAGTCGGATATTAGGTATACATTACTCATCGTCTAGTCTCCTTATCTCATATCCGTTATCTCTAAACCACCTAAACATAGCATACGTAACACCTAAAGCGTTACGTGTCTTCTGGTGTTCGTTTACATCTGCTACTAAACATTTAAGGTGACCACTATCAAACTCTATACTCATGTCTGTGTACGTAGCGCCCTTTATCCAACCACGGCGCAAGTAGTCATTACCTCCATCTACGCTCACCCTACCACATTTACAATTCCTGTAGTCGTGTCTGTGCCCCGACCATGGGGTGTCACCACAGTAGTCACATCTGATTTGATTTGAGATTATCTGCAATTTCTTGTAGTCTTTCATATGTCTCGTCCTTTAAATCCCTTTGCAAGGGAAGTATTGTTGTATCAAATAACCACTTACGTGCAATACGTATAGCTTGCCGTGTTGCGTCATTGTCCAAGGCTACAATCACATGCCTCACCCCTTGCTCTACTAGGTAGGCAAGTTTCTGTTCATTCAGATGTACACCAAGCAATGCAACACAAGGGAAGAATGGGTGCATCTTCTCTGCACTAATAATATCCTCTACGAGGATAACACACTTAGCATCTGTTGGTGCAGGGAAGTGTAGCTTACACCAGTCATCATCAATACGATTGATATCCTTGGGTAGCTGAGAGGGCGCTGTAGGCTTTCTCCTATAAACTCCTCCCCTATCCCTGCCTAAGTTGTCCCTAACGCTCCTGAGAGCATATACACCCTCTGAGGGTGTTGTTAGTACAGGCTTCTGCACTGGTTGTGCAGGTTGTTGTAGTTCTCCTCTGTAGTTTGTATTACCACGAGCATTGCAAGATGCTCTGTGGCACATATACTTTACATTTCTACCCTCTTTAGTAATTATAAAACTCTTTTCTTTACTACTGCCTCCTTCGCAGAAGGGGCAGACTATTCTATTACTTCCTTCATGCAAGGAAGTAATTATGTTTAATATATGCTTATCCATGTTTTCTCCAGAAAACATAATTGTTAGTTATAATATATGTCTATATTACTTAAGGTAATATAGACTATTATATTAATATATAATATTTATTATAACATACTTTTTTTAAACTGTGCCAAATAAATTAAAACGGCAATGTTTCCCATAACTCCACAACACCATCCTCTGCCATTGTATAGTTCCATCTGAGCTTATCTCTGCCTGACATTCCTTGCAGGAAGTCAGTTTTAAACTGCTCCCCAGACATATATCGTAACTCATCCACTAAGCAAGCATGCTCAATGCTAGCCACTTCCTCCGGCGTGATGTACGCCAGCAATTTATGATACCCAGTATTACTCATCATCATCCTCCTCGTCACACACAGGACACCACAGCCCACCATCCCTCTCTTCTGCTTCCTCTCCACAATAGGGACACAGCAAGGGAGAATAGAATGGTGACCGTGGATCATTGTCATACTGTCTTACATCGTCAGGATAGTTCATCTCCTTCCTACCTCCAGATCACCGCTCATCCATTCCTTCTCTATCTCATACATATCCACACCAATAGCATCCAGATAATTAGCAACACGAGATGGGTGCATCTCTACATACTCCAGAAGTTTTTCATAGTCACCTGCTGGGTAGTCATACATAGTGTTACCGCCATAATAGTCCATCCAGTCTCCATAGTCTCCTCGTTCCCTCACCACTCGAAGGGTGTTCCAATCAATAGCTATGAGCTTTTTAATGAGTGCTTCCACATAAACTGTGTTTACTGTTTCCTTAGCAGTGTGTTGGTTTTCATAACCCGCAGCTATGTTCACACTCTCTGGAATGATATCTCCGAACTCAGCGTTATCTGTGTAAACCCCCGCAGTACTGGGGCTGTGGCCCATACCTAACATCTCCGATAACTGCTCACCGAATTCTACGCTCGCACAATCACCGTATGCTTGGGACACAATAACTTCATCAGTGCCAGCTCTATCCACTTCGATACACATTAGAAATCCTTCTAATTTATCTGGTGTTTGCTTAGCTATATACTCAGCACCAATACCTCCACACTCTTCTCCTCTTGTGAATAGGTATGTACCTTTAATACCTGCTTCAATTAGGCGCAAGTTGGTGTATATACCAACACCATCATCTGCACCTAAACATCCAGCCGCCTTTTCTGCCCTGCTGAGGTGTATAACACCATCTGGCGTAGTTACGGGGTGGATGTTAACATCTCCCTTGTGACATGTGTCTATGTGAGCACAGAACAAGAAGGGTGCTTTCTCTTTACTTGCCACCTCTACCCATATATTCCCTTGCCCGTCCATAACACCGTGATATCCTAGTTCATTAATCATTGGTAGCAGGTAGTGATTTATGAATGATGCCTCAGATACAGACCCGTGACCTCTTTGGTATTGTAATATGTCTAATAGATTAAGCTGCATTTTCCTCATCCTCTTCTTCAATAGATTCACCATCAATCGAAATAACCCTGTAGTCATCTAATGCCTTTGCTATGTTATCCTTATGCACAATCAGATCATAACTACCTCTTGATAGAATAGCTGACTCCACTTCTAGCGTGTAAAATCTAACACTGTCATGGTAATATACATCTTCTACGTCATCATACCATACATCATCTTCGTGGTAGTATTCATACCCCACCAGCCGCACTACCTCTTCATGATAGTAGCCATCTCTATCTTCTACATAATAATAACACCCACTTATACAATCTTCACACACATCACCATCAGCTGCTGTAGTGGTTAAGTCCGTGTGTATCTCACCACAACACGTACACTCATCTCCTTCCACTAGACGACCAGTTTCGTAGTTGCTAGACATGCCTTCACACGACACTTCCAGCATACCATCACTACACCGTTTGAAGTACTCCACACCTCCATCCAGATAGGGAGCTAATACCCCTACAGATGTGTGTATTTCATGCAGCTTCATACCCCCCATAACCCTGTCATCACCACTAGACACATGAGGGGTAGCCACGAGCGCATCATGAT